CATTCAATAGAGTACTTACAAAAGACGGTTCACTCCTACCTGATCCATGCGTCGCATGTGTCAGAGTAATTCGTGACGTTTGTTACTTGTTTTACAAGTACAAGCTTCCGTTTACCGGAGAGCAAGAACAAGAGGTGGTCGGTAAGTTCGTAAGAACTGAAGACAACCTCTCATCCGTTGACAAACGACTCGGAGAACTCCGTGTTGTTGTTGACTTGCACGACCAAGCAAAGACGGTCCCTCCAAAGGGATCGCCAGCGCTCGTCGTCCGCCGGGCGAGGAACCTTTTAAAGGCACTCCTCGTCCGCTTCGACCCGACTAACATCATCCCTCGACACGGTCCTGGGGCCGTTGCTACCAAGCAACGACTTTGGGAGAAGTATCGATGGACGAATGTTTCGGGGAATATCACACGACATTATCCTCTGGATGCGTATTTCTACGCATCATTAGGACATGTCTGTGATCGTCTCAAGGACATTCAGCGCCTTGAGCAGGAGGATCTGCCGGCCCGAGTAATACTCGTACCGAAGGATTCTCGCGGCCCTAGGCTAATCTCTTGTGAACCCGTTGATTATCAATGGATTCAGCAAGGATTAGGCCGGGCTTTAGTTGACCATGTCGAGCACAACGCCCTAACAAGGTTCAATGTGTTCTTCACAGATCAAGCACCGAATCAGAGAGGAGCCTTGTTAGGCTCCAAGACTGGTCGGTACGCTACCCTTGACCTCAATGAGGCCTCGGATCGCGTCTCCCTTGAACTGGTTCACCTACTGTTTCCACCTCACATATGTGAGTACTTGGACGCTTGTAGGAGCTCCTCGACTGTGTTACCGAACGGTAAGGTTTTGAGGCTTAATAAGTTCGCGCCAATGGGAAGCTGTTTATGCTTCCCTATATTGGCGTTAACGGTTTGGGCCATCCTTACTGCGGCAGCACCTGACAGGTATTCTAGAGATAGAATACTTGTGTACGGAGATGATGTGATAGTACCAACGGCTTACGCCGCGGACGCTATCGAACAACTCGAATCATTTGGTTTAAAGATAAACCGTGATAAGAGCTGCATCAGTGGACTCTTTAGAGAGTCGTGTGGCACCGACGCCTTCGCAGGTGTCAATGTCACTCCTGTTCGTTTACGAACAGTCTGGTCATCAATCCCATCGCCTAACGTCTATACTAGTTGGATCGCTTATGCGAATTCCTTCTATGATAGAGGTTACTTCACCACCTACGAGAGAATCGTAGGGGAGTTGCACCGTATCTATGGTGCAATTCCGAGTAGTGATATGTGTCTCACATGTCCCTCTTTGAGAGAGGTATCCGATAACATGAAGCCGAAACGCCGACGTGTCAATAAGAGCCTTCAAAAGCTCCAATGGCAGGTTTGGGATGTTTCGTCTCCAGTTATTCATCACGAGATGGACGGTTGGAGCATGTTGTTGAGGTTCTTCACCTCGACTAGTGCTTCTACGTCTCATCTCGATAACTCACCACTAGAAAGCGAATCTTTTGATTCGAGTCCTAGTGTATCGGTTAGTCAGTACACACGCCGTGGAACTAGCATGCTAGTTCGAAGGTGGCGATGATTAATTAGTGCGGCATAGCAGCCGCACGGGCCAGGG